GGATTAACTTGATTGCTACTTTTGTACCCAATGCATTTTCAAATAGTGCATTTACTGAAGATGCTGCAAAATCGTTGAAAAGTTCCAGATTCAAAACAGGTCTTTCAATCCCGGCTATGATGTTTGCCGTAGAGTCTGAAAGTGCTGAAATTTCTATCTGATCTACTTCACGATTTAGGCTAACTGTGCTGACATAACTTGAAATTGTTGTAGTTCCAAATACAACAGCAACATTATTGCCCATAAATATGGCCATATTTTTCCTTTCTTACTAACCTATCAATTCAACTAAATATTGATAACTTAGGTAGTCAATATTAGCGGAAGAAAGTGTGCCAGCAGTTGCGGACACCACTCTTAATGTTTGAACAGCACCAGCCAAAGTTTTATCGCCTTCAATTGCGGTTTTCACTGATGTGTTACCTGTTGATGCTAATAATCCATCAAGCCTAGATTGTCCATCTTTTTCTGACATTCTTCCAACAACAATTGTTATAGTGCAGGTTGCTTGATCGTAACCTCTTGCAATTGTAAAGTCATAATTCATATTTAATTGACCAACTACGGCAAAAGCATTATTTGTTGGAATATTGGCCGAGTCCGGCACATAATCTAAAACTCTTAAACCAGTAATAGTTTGTAATCTAGTTTTAAGATTTGTTCTAACTGTGCTGGGTGTCATGCCAATACTTCTTTGCGATAGGCTCTAACCATCGCTGTTACATCTCGACCAATGGGTGACATTCTTATTGCACCTAAATCGCCTAATCCTAAAATTCCGCCTGGAGCATCTTTTCTCTTATACAAATCGGCAGTCAAAATTAAACAAGCCATATTGATGTCATCCGGTACAGATGGCCAGCCCCATTTAGCAGTTACTTGTACTCCAGGCCGTAATCCATTTTGTGTTATGCCTGGAAATATAGGCCACATTTCAGTATTTGAAACCATTGTTAATTGAGTAAATGGTCTGCCTAAACTTGATGCAGTTAATGGATCAAGAATGTAATCAGTATCTAAAGTTAAAGTTTTTGTGTAAGTACCATTGCCATTTTCATCTACGGCAACAATAAGGCCGGATGTCGTACCAATGTCATCTACATAAACAAAAACATCGGAATAGGCACGATATTTTCTAGCAGATGCGGATGAGTCTAAATAAAATCTTCTGTTTGCTATGCGATCAATTGAGCGTGATGCTGATTCAATTAATGATTCCAGCAAAGTATCATCGGTTGAATCGCTGATAGAGAGATAAGCCTTTATCTCTGCAAGTGTTGCATATCCATTGGTTATAGCCATGATTGGCCTCTACCTCTTGAATCGTTGGACACGAACAATCCTTTCAATATAAACCAATCATGGTTTGAATGTTAGGGCTTGCTGGAAGGGTAGCAAGCCCTAACAATGCTTCAAACTAGAATGACGGAGTTGCCAATCCAGTTCCGCCGATTTTCGCTACGGCTTTTGGATAACGCTCTGCGGTGAATGCGGACATTCCGAATAGAACGATATTCAATGCTACTTTGCCATTTGGCTCTTCAAATGTCACATAGGTAGGAGCATTTGACTCTTCCCATAGATGACACTCGTTTAGATCAACGACATAGATTTCATCTTGATTTGTTGCCGCACCTTTTGTTGTTGAAATGTTTGCATCAACAATAATTGGTAGGCCAAGAATTGAGTAACCGGAATTGCCATATTGTGGCACTCCATTACCTGTACCCATTGCATTTTGTGGGTTGTAAGCCTGTGGTACTACCAATGGGCGGTTATTTCCATCAACACCTGCTAGGAAGAATCCTAGACGGCGTGGGTGCATAATAACTGCATTTGGATTTACGAACACATTGCTTTGAATTTGTTGAATTGCATCTGCAATCTTTGGATACAAACCTGCAACTGTTCCGGTAGTTGCTGTGTAAGTTACAGTAATTCCCGAAGTCATAGTTGATAGACCTAATGGCTGACCATTTGATCCTGATCCATTAATCAATGCATCATCTAATTTTGTGTTATATGCACGAATCAAATCGCTTAATACAACTTGCTCGATGTTATATCCACGAAGTAATGCTTGCTTTGATACTGACTGTTGGCCAGCGATTGTATTGACATCAACTGTCAAAGTAGTATCTGCAATATCTTGAGATACTGCGGCAGTATTTTGAGATGTCTGATAAGCAGTAGTTGTACCAGTATTAATCTTAGAGATTACTACTGACATACCCTGTGCAGGCAAAGTGTGCTTGCGTGCGGCATCGGCGAATGGCCGGCCTGCTCTTGCCAATGGTGCATACAAATCAACTAGATATTGTGGAACAACTAAGCCACCAAATGATGATGTGCTTACTGCTCTTTTTTCTACGACCATTTCTTTTTGATGGCGTGCAATTCTTTCAGATGCATCGCTATCAACTTTGTAATAAGACTTAATTGCATCGGTCAAAAAGTCATTTTCTGAACGCTGTGAATAGGTTTGTTCCTCTTTGGTAACAATGAATGTACCAGCACGAACTTCCTTCTTTGGTTCAGCCTTCGCATCTACCTTAGCGGCCAAATCTGCGGCCTTTTGGTTGCGAAGTTCAATATCTGACATCTGCTCAATACGCTCATCCAACTTCTTAATCTCTAGGTTCAATGCTTCAACATTGGCCAATTCGATCTCGCTTAGATCACGGGCTTCTTCGGCCGCACGATCTAATGTGGATTGGATGAGTGAAGTCTTTGATTCACGCTTCTCACGCAGAGAAGTCAAGAATGAGTTAGACATATTTCTCCAATTTTGTAGGTTTAATGAGTGAGAAGGTGCAAACCGCCACGATTGTGGGTTTGGGTGTTCTACGACTTTGGTTGATTATATCTCTTTTTTTATTTTATTTAGTATGTCGTAAGCAATTTCTAAATTTGTTTTTTTACGATTTTTATCACCATATTCAGAAATGTTAATTGCTGTTAATTGTGCCTCGGCCTGTGCTTTGGTTTTATGGCAACCCATCAATTCATTTGTGGCATCTTTTACAACTGCAAAGCCTTCGCAGTCCTCATGATTATCTACTACGCTGTATGGCATCAAATATCTTCTTTGCTTCATCTAATCTAGGTGTAGCAATTGGTTGGCCTTCTCTTACTCCGGCCACGCTTGCTAATTCACCATAAGCCCCAAAAGTGACTAAACTTACTTCCGCTAAATGTGCTTTTAATCTTTCCAAAACACCATCTTCACGCTTTTTATTTTTAATTGGCATAAATCCAATTGAAAGTTGATCTAATGCTCCGTCTTTTACCAATTCTAAAGCCTCATCGCCTTCTCTAGTTTTGCTTACCTTAAATTCAGCATACAAACCATCCTCGGTTTCACGAAGTAAAGTCGCTCGACCTAGAACATTGTTTTCGCCATGTCCTCGTAATAATTTAACTCGATGAGCGGCTTTGATTACATCTGCAAAAGCACCTTTACGAAATACTTCAATTAAGTTATTACCAATTCTTTGTTCTTTGTTATATGGCACGGCAATACCAAAAATTGTACGGCCATCGCCTTCTTGCCTTAATTCAAGATTTACTTCGTAATTACGATTTTCAATGTTACTCATCGATACTATCCTCTGTTATATCCTCACTTACATCCGGTTGCGTATCTTCAGGATAAGCATCCTCGGAATCATCTGACATTATTGGATCAAGCATTTCTTTATTTCTAACTTCATCTACTGTTAAGAATCCAGCCGAAAGAGCCGTTTGATAAGCGGCGTAACGGCTTGCAGTATCCGGCTTCAATAATGATTCATATTTGAAGGCGGCTGTTTGGCCTCTCACCAATAAATCACTAAATGCCGCTTCAATTCTTTCGGCAATAGGTTGAATAGACCATTTTACTAATTGTAAATTTTCTTGTTCAACATTGCTATAAGTTCTACTGGTATTAGGTGATCCAAGAAAGTATGGCGGTAATCCGAGAATATTGGCGGCTTCAGTAAGGCTTGCTAATTGTGCCTCAACTAATTGAGATTCTGCCGCATTACTTGATAACACTTCAAAATCGGTACTGGAGTTCAAAACCACAGGTGAGCGATTGCGAGATGAATACATAGCCATCCATCCGGCTTTTAATGCATCGGCTTCTTCTTGAGTTAAATCCGGATTTTGAGATTTAATAACTGCTGTCGGATTTACACCGCCATCAAAATATCGTGATGCGTATTCGTTAATAGCAATTTGTTTTCCAAGTGATTGTTTTGTCATTGCCAAAATACCTCGACCGACTAAATCACCAGGTAATGTAAAGTTTTTGATATGCATAATTTCTGAGGCATCATAAATTTTTTCATCAATACGATAAACAATTCGCCCATTATCTTTTGATACTTGAACACGATCGGGTGCGACAGGGTAAATACTTTCAGGTAATCCATTAGCACCTAGTTCGCCCAATACTGCAATGTAATTCCCATGAATTATGAGAGATGCGGCCATCGCAGAAATTGTTTCCATGCGTGTTTCAGCCGGATTTGGCCGCATCAATATTTGTGGCGTTGGTTTTACTTCACGATCATTACGATAGGCACATAGTGGCAATGCACCTATCGCATCTGCGATTAAGGTAACTCCACGATAAATCGCCGGAATACCTAAAGCGGTTTTATCATCTACATAAGTTCCAGACCAATTACCTTCAAAGAAGCGACCAACCCGACCAAGTGAATCTACATAACCCTGCGATGTATAAACCATTGAAGGTTGAATTTGTCTTTTTAGTAATCGGCCAAGCATTACTTACCTCGATTTTCTGATGCAATTCCAAATGCCACACAAAATATGCCGCCTAATATTACCGCTAATGGCAATTGATATGTAGCGACACCTGCAACAATTAAG